GAAACATCCCAAGCGAATGGAAAGATCAATGAAATTGGTTCGGTATCGGTGATAGAAACTGGAGCGGGCTCACGGATGTGTGAATATGTCCCAGGTAAAACTTTCAAAATCACAGCAGCTCATTTGAAAAAGATGCGCCCGGGATTGGGGCACCGATATTTTCTGATGGTGGCCGGTGATGACAATCTTGTCATCACCACCCGCGGCTATTTGATACAACAGTTCGGTCCGTTGGACAACGTGGTGGAACGTTGCAACGATTTCCATCGGGATTTGGGGTTCACCGCTAAGTGGTTCAAAGCTAACTTCTACTCAGCTGAGTGGTGCTCTAGGCAGTTCTGGCCTACGAGAGTCACCTATGAAGGCCGAGGAGAGTTGTTGGTTCCTATGCTAGGACCTAAAATAGGTAGAACTTTGATCCGCTCGGGATGGTTGTTGAAGAAGAACTCCCCAGTTAGTTTGAAATCAGTGATGATAGGTTTGCGTTATGATGTATCGTTCGTCCCCATTCTGAGAGAGTGGGTAGAAAAGCATTTAGAGTTGCTTCCGGGCCCTACTGGTCCGGCTCCTAAAGTGATGGAGTGGCAACACCGAACAACATTTTTACACAATTATGGGCCGGAGGCGCTGCGAGTGCTGGAGAACAGGTATGGGATAGGTGCAGATACCCTGAAAGAAATTCTCCGAATCGTAGACACAGTAAAGGAAGTCCCAGCGGCGTTGGAACTTCCCATGTTGGCACAGTTCCTGCGTTGTGAATAAACGCAGGACGCGGGTTCCGACCTGGGAGGTCGCCGTGTCTCGCATTACTAAAATGTCACGAAATAAAAGCAAACAAAGGGTGGGTAAGAGTAACCCACCCGCCGGTAAATCCAAACCCCCTAGGAAGGCAGCACCCCCTAGGAACAAATCGAGCAAAACTAAGAGCGAAGTAGGCAACGCTTTGGTTCGACAGATCTGCAGTCTTACTGATCCATTCTGCACTCATGCATATGGAGCTAAATACCCGGACGACTCGTCTGCTAGAACGTTCCCTAGCAGAATCAATTGGTTATCTACGGTCTTCTGCAATTCAGTTGGAAATGCAAGCCGCCTGTATTTACCCCATATCGGTCAGTACGCAGGACAGGAGGCCGAACCCAATATTGATTCCTACCCATCACTTGCCTTTTCAGTCATCAATGCCCCTCAGGTCAGCGAACTGACAGGCGCGACTGGTTACCGAATCGTGAGTGCGGGTTTGAAGATTCGAAGAATCAGCGCTCCCCTACATTCTTCTGGTATGGTACACATTAGATCATAC